AGTCTTTATAATCAACTCGTTTAGAAGTATTGTTATCGTATATGCTATCAAATATCGTTAAAGAGACCATGATTGCCACTATGTGATGGATTTTCCCAACCTTTAGGCTTTACTAGATCTGGCAAACCAAGTGGATTTGGTCTGCTTTCCTTTACACCGATTACTTTTGCCATGTTAGCTTTATGTACAGCATCCCATGCTTTATAAGGATCAACGCCGAAAGCATCGAGAGAACCGATTGCAATAACACATACATCGATTAAGCCATCAACGATTTCTTCTGCATCACGCCCATTAACAGCAATTGATGTTTCATTAGCTTCTTCATAGAGAAACTTTAGACGAAAGTCAAGAAACTCTTTGAGTTTATCAGGGTTATTCTTAACCCATTCATGCACACCATACTTGGAATGCATTTCATTAATATCTTTTACCCAGTCTTTGCTCATTGAGTAACAACTCCTTGCGGTGCTGCCGCTGACATATCGATAGCTGAGGTAGTTTGTACATAATGATCAGCAAGTGCTGCTGTAGGATCACAATCAAATACTACCTTTTCACTTGCGATTTCAAATGTATCACTTGCTGCATAAGGCATAAATGGTTCGAACCCTAGATTAACATCATCTTGTACGATAGTAACAGGCATTTTAAGAGTATAAACACCAGCATGATCAACATCGACTCTTGCTAGTACCTCTTCCCCTGTGATTAGTTTTAGTAGTTTTACGTTCATAAGTTTCTCCGCGTTTTATAATGTATATTATAACATAGTTTTAAGTAAATGTAAACCCTTTTATCCAAAAAAATCTTCAAGAGAAGCAGTTTCTTCTGAAGACCAACCGATAGCATCAAGGATAGGTTCGATTGGATCAAGGAATGTTTTCTGAAATTGTAAGTCATAGTCAATGTATTTATCAATTACAAATTCGGCAGGTAGATAGTCTGGAAATGCAATCACATTTTCTTTGATTACGTTTGGCTTTCGTAAGTAAACGAATTTGACTTTATCACCATTCTTGATTGGCGAATACTTCTTAGTAAGAGACAGATCCTCCACGCGCTTGTTGTAGAGCAGACTACCACGAACATGAATTGGTGTACCTTTCTTGTAGATAGTATTATTGTCTTTGTATTCCTTCACCTTCGATACACCACGAGGGAAAGCAATCTCATGAGCAGGTAGTGTTGTAAAGTATTGCTTGAATTGTAAGATTGCTTTTTGTGTTTCGCTTTCACTACCTTCGATGATTACCTTGAAGAGCTCTTTGAGTGCTGTACGACATGGCATGGGGGTGGAAGATTTGATAGCTTCAATACCCATGATCTTGAGTTTAGGTTCAGCATAACGTACACCTTCGTTGTCATGTACATTTAGAATGTAGCGTTTCTTTGCAGTCCAAATGCCAGTATCAGCAATAGCTTCGCGTTTCATTACCATCTTGTTTTGTATGCCACCCATTATATTAAATAGATTATCATACGCTTCGGCAAGAGCTGGTTCAAGCTTTTCCTGTGCAACAGTATCAAGAAAGTCAACGGGATTAGCTGGGTTGACTGCTTCAACAAGTGGATCAAGGTTTACGTAAAGTGAATCGGTATCGATAGCGATTACATAGTCTTTATTCGATTTGAGTACTTTGTTGAGGTAATCATTGATAGCACGTTCAGCCCACTTGATCGATAGCTGACCTGATAGTGTAATTGCTTCAGCAATACGCTGATCAAAGAAACGGAAGTACTTATTACCGAGAGCGCCATAAAGAGAGTTTAGAAGAATCTTGATAGCCATTTGTCTGTTTTCTGCAATGGCAATATCACGTTCGATACTGTATATCGTTTGTTTATCCGTCTTATCTGCTTTTTGTAAAGCCTGCTGAGCATCAAGCATTTGACGCTTGATACCTACACGTTCGTTGTACATACCATCGATGATTTCTGGCAAGATACCTTTTTTATCAGTACGGAACACCTGCCCATTACCACCAATCGATTTACCAGTACCTTCGAATGTAGTTTCTTTATTGATCAACGATTCGATGTTTACATTGTACTGATCACCGTCGACAATTGTTTCTGGTGACATATTGTATTGCATAATAAGAGAAGGATACAGGGAATTTAAATCGAAGCTTACAACCCATTTGTGAAGACCTACGTCTGGATCTTTTACATAACCACCAGGATACGGTGATTTCATTTTAACTTCACTGAATGGTACAGCAACCTTTTGATCAAACAATTCACGATAGATAATAGAATCCCATATTGCAGTTGTACCGAAAGTATCGTTGTAATTAACGCCACCTTTGTAAGCCATCGTCAAGCATAGAGTAATCAAACCGAGTTTGTCCTCTAGACGATCTACCAACTCTACGTCTTTGATGTTGTAGTCGATAAACTTTTGATAATCTTCGAGATACAATGTGTGAAGCGAACCATGTTCTTCGTACGATAGTTTCTTTTCACCAAGAACAACATGAGCAATATGATCCAGTTTGTATGATTCCTGTGCGCCATAAGAGTAACCAAACTTCTTGAATAGATCAAGGTAATCAATAATGGAGATACCTTTGATGTCATAAGCTTGTTGAGTACGACCCATCTGAGTAACTGGTCGTTCATCGATGAGACCCCATGGTGAATATCGTTTAACGAATTCATTATCAAGAACTTTGACTGTACGATTAATAAGATATGGCATATCGAAGAAGCGTACATTCCAGCCAGTTACGATATCTGGTGAATTTGATCCACGCCAAAAGTCTGTAAAGTCCATGAGCAATTCAGCTTCGGTAGGAAACTCTTTATAGACGACATCATGGGTTTTCATAAGAGTGTTTTCTACATCATAAGGACGTAAGCCCCAGACATAGTAAGTGTTGTCAATATTGTTTTTAGTTGTGATTGATACGATTGCTTTATCAGCTAGTTCTGGTTCTGGGAAGCCATCATCAGATTCAACCTCAATATCGATTGTAGTTACATTAATCTTGTTACGATCGAAATCGATTTGACCAGGGAAAGCATCGTTGATATATGCAGAGATATATCGATCGTTACCGAAGATATTTCGACCAACGACGTCTTTATTCATTTGAATCCATTCTTTAGCATCTCGCATCGAGTCATGTAGCACGGGAGCTACGGGTTGTCCACATAGAGATCGCCATTGAGTTGAAGTGTTGGTTGAAACAAATAGTGTGGGTTGATATTTGATCTTATCAGCATATCGACGAATACCGTCATAGCCACGAACTAGAAGTTGATTGCCGAAGCGTGTTACATTAGTATAGAATTTCATAGTCACCTTTACGTAATAGATGTATATTATAACACAGTTTAGAACAAATGTACACTGTTTATTGGTGATAGGCAGCCGAAGCTGCCCATCGGGTGTTACATCAATTAAATCTTAACTTATACCAGCACTAACTAGCCATATTACAAAAAATGGCAAAGCTAGAACACTAGCAAACTCCGCGATTTGTGCACATACTTTACACTTCTCACGAGCAGATTTAATCGAATCTTGGCTTAAATATTTCATGATATTCTCCAGTAGATTGATAGTCTACTGAGTTTCGCCTGATTAGTCCTGGATAAAAGACTGTTCACTTGATGTCCCAGTAGATCCGATTGTGATCTTTCTAGGACGCTTTTCTTGTGGAAGTTCTACTCTGGCTTTCACCACAAGTATACCATTCCTCAGATCTGCACCGTCGATTACTACAAACTCAGAAATTCTAAATGATTTCTCGAATTTGCGTGACGAAATGCCTTTGTGTACATATTCCTTATTCCCTTGATTTTTAGCTTCTCCAGCAATCTTTAGTATACCTTCTTTAACTTCGACGTTTAGATCGTCTTCAGTAAAGCCGGCAACTGCTAGCTCGATCAAGAAATTTTCTTCATCAATCTTCACTACATTGTGGGGCGGATAATTATCCCCGCTACGAGCAGACGAATGAATCCTTTCCAGATCATCGAATAAACCTTCGAAACCTAGAAAAAGTGAACGTGGTACGTGTAGTCTTGCATTAGTCATTTTTGACCTCCTTTGTTATAAGCAAGGTTAGTAATAGGACCCCAGACAATCCGGCGGTCCGTTTTTATTTATACAAAGAGTAACTTTAGTTTGAACTACCGATGTTATACTTTGTACAAAGTTCCCATAAAGATTTGTCTTTATGTGGAATAACTTTAATTTGACGTAGTGGCGCTTTAGATACTGCTTGTTCAGTATTAACAATCTCGACGAGGCCCCAGTCGCTTAACAATGTAGTAATCGTATTACGACGTTCAATGTCATTTTCAATTAAGTTAGATGGCTTGCCGTCCAATAAAAACAACTCTTTAAAATGCACAATAAAGTATCTACCTTGCTTATGCAAGATATGACAGCTTTGATATAGCTTGTTGTCCTTACGTGATGCCACGCCGATTCGAGTTAATGTTTCTTTAATTTTAAGAAAATCATCAGGCTCGTTGAGAGTAACTTCCAGCATATCTGCTGGCGTCCATGTTTGAATTTGATTATTGTTTTCCACCTTTGCATATCCTTTTTTTCAATTCAGTTAGTTGTTCATTAGTAAATAATGATAATACGGATTTAGCCTTTTCATTGCTATAGCCATAATATTCTTTTACCACGTCGAGATCAGATAACTCAGTTGGCTTAAGCCATTTAGAGAATCGTTTTTTCTTCTTAACTATATTTATAAAAAAATCAAATTGAAGGCGATTGTCAAGATGATGATTAATATTCATCTCATTGGCAAACAATACCGTATCTGGAAAATACGATAAGCTTCGATTGACCATGAAAGGTGTGTATTTTGATTCTGCAATATCATCAACCATGATATCTTTCTTGGTTGTATTGATTGCATTTATGTATTCGAATGGGTTCATTTGAATTGAACTCCTGCCATGATCTCAGTAAGGCAAGCCACTACATTGAGTTCATGATCTGCTACGAATGCATTCTTGTACTGATAGTCAGCAAGTATAAGAACAACTTGAGGTATCGATTGTGGTTCGACATAGTCACCCATGTTGTCATATATTTGTCTGAACAATGCAGCTGGTTCTACATCAATGTTGTTTACTACCCATTGACGCATACCTTTGAAGTTCTTTTCCTTAAGAGACTTCATAAGAGTTTCAACATTTACTTCAGATAGAGATACCAAGATACCAGAATCGATTACACCAGATGCTGAGTAACGTTGTAATTCATTAAGAACACGACGCCAATCAGGACAGTATTTCATTATGAGTTCAGCAATAACTGTTTTATCATATCCAATACCTTCTGCTTTAAGAATCATTTCGCATCTTTCCATAAAGGAAGCCATCAATGCTGGGTGATCTTTCTTTGCGATATTGAATTCGATTGGTGTACAACGAGAATGTAATGGTTCAATAATACGATTCTTGAAGTTACATGTGAGAATAAACCGGCAATTCGATGAGAACTCTTCGATGAATCCGCGAAGTGCAGGTTGCGTTGATTGTGCATTGAGGTAATCAGCCTCATCCAAGATGACCACTTTGTAGCCACCTTGAAGAGAAACTGTCGATGCAAACTTCTTGATCTTACCACGAAGAGTATCGATATTACCTTCTTCAGAACCATTGATCAAGATATAATCAAGATCGAGTTCTTTACACAGTGCTTTAGCGACGGTAGTCTTACCAAGACCAGCTGTGCCGGTAAGAAGCATATTGTGTAAGTCACCCCCTTTAACAATGTCTTCAAAAGTTTTTTTGATTGTACGAGGTAAGACTATGTCGCTAATTTGTTGTGGGCGATACTTCTCTACCCATAGAAATTCATTCATTAAAGTACCTCCCAACCTAGAACTGTTGAAACGCGAAACGATCGCCAAGCATCTTTATCAAGTGACCATACGGCCAAATGTTCAGAATCAGGGCTGATCGATTCAACAATGGATTTAATACCATTGGCTTCTAAAACAGTAGGGTTGAGAGTACAAGGCATGACTCGTATTTCATCAGAGTCAATTTTTTGAAATGTTACCGTAACGGTACCTTTTTTAAGTGCTTCAATTAAGCGCGCGTTTTCATTGCGATCCATAATATAGTGTCCTTCATAATAAGTGTATATTTATTTATACAGTTTTGTGTTGTCTTTTATAAAAAGTTGATATGGTAAATCTATATTTATCTGCTACTCGACTCGGAGGATTAAAGGTGTGAATTAAATGGCCATCAAACCTTATCAACCTATTTGGAATATATGGAGAAGTATAAATTATATCTTTTCCATTATCGTCGTAAAATATAGTTTCTCCACCCCAACCGTCTTCCCATTTAAGATTAGCATAATACAATAATACGTTTTCATTTAAATGTGCATGTTTATAATGCGAACTAGCCATAGTATCACAATTAATTATAGCTTGTTCAAGATCGTCTTGATCCCAATCGTCAACCAACTTTTCAAATGTATTATTCATCATTGACAGCGCAGACACTGTCATATTATTGGTTTTATTCGTGTTATATTTAGGCCAGTATTTGTTTGGAATCAATCTATGTAGATTTTTTTCTTTAACTTCTACACGATCAGCCCAACCTATACTATATGCGCTTGTGGTACACATCTCATTAATATAATAATGAGATTTCCAACAAAACACATCATCATATACTGTAATACGCGGATTGGGTTTAAAAACTTTAGGCATCAATTAATCTTCATAATAAATGAAGGGGGTTGTTACGCCCCCCGTAGTTTAAGCTGCTGATGCTTCTTCTTCTTCTGCTACTTCTGAATCAGAATCTTCTTCACCTTCTTCTTCAGCTGGCGCTGGTTGCGAAGCTTCTACGAATGCAGCTAGACGGTTACGTACACCACCTACTGATTCTAATTCGCCACCTTCAAATGTGCCACGTTTACTAGCAGCATCAATAATTTGAACTGCGGCGGAAAGATCAGCAAGCGACAATTGAACCGGTGCGGCTTCTTCAGTTGCTTCTGTGTTGTTTACTTCTTCTGTCATGATTTTCTCCTATTGAGAGTTGTAGTTACTATTTTTTTCCAGTGCAATATAATATCTTACTGGTTTGGTTGTGTTTTTCCATTCGGAAATAAGTTTAGATGAGATATTAACTTCGTAATCTCCATCCAACAGCTTCAAATTATTGATGTT